CATTGGTCCTACTCTGCATGAGCGGGACCATGCCCTACAGAAAGCCTGGAATCTATACGTCGATGCTTCTGAGTATTCGGGTCCTGAGATTTCGACGTACCGCTTGGGGCGTGAGGTGCCTCTTGAAGACTTTACCGTGGAAGTGGAATCTGCTAACCTCCGTGCCGGTGGTTTAGGTTATGCTTCTGTGTCTTGGGGCTTGATGGGAATCCACAAGGGTGGCGCAATCATCCGGCTGAATGACTTTTGGGTGCCTAAAGCCCTCCGTGACAAATACGACAGATGGCAAAGTGGCCAGGGAGATAAATCTTGGAGAGTATAACTTCTGAAATGCTCGCTCCGTACCTTCAGGTAGAAGTTGATCGTTCTGTTAAATCCGCCAATGAATTTACCAAAGAGGTTCTTGACCACTACATACTAGGTGACGAGATCGAGGGGGTTAAGCTCCCGTGGGGAATTCTTGATGAGAAGTTCAGGCTTCGTAATGGCGAGTGTACGATCCTCGCAGGGATCAACTCATCTGGGAAGAGCCTCCTAGCAGGCCAGTTCATTCTTGAGGCCATGAGCCAAGGAGAGCGATGTCTGTCTGTGTCTTTAGAAATGTCCCCACGTTCTCAGCTGATTAGACTTTGGAGGCAGGCCTCAATGGAGGTGAAACCGTCCATCGACTTCGGCTTGATGTTCTCAGCCTGGAGTCGAGAACGGCTGTACTTCTTTGACAAGCGTGGGTCTGTGGACCTGAACACGCTTATGGCGGTCATACGCTACAGCTTAGACCACTTTGAGACACGCTTTATCCTAGTGGACAGCCTGATGACAATAGGCGGTGTGGCTAACGATGACTACAACGCACAGAAGCAGGTGGCTGCTATGATTGCTGAGACAGCCCGTGATCTGGACTGTCACATACTCCTGGTAGCACATGCTCGTAAGTCTATGTCTATAAAGGACAAAATAGACCGTTTTTCTATAAGGGGCGCAGGGGAACTCGCTGACATTGTTGACAATGTACTGCTCCTACAGCGATATTACCCTGACGACCCTGACGACGCTGATGCGTACCTGTCTGTTTCTAAGGCACGCCATTGGGACATGGCTGAGTGCAATATAGACCTGTTCCTTGATCCACCTAGTCTACAGCTTTACACCTCTACCCACCCACCAAAGAAGTTGCTAATGGATGACGATGACTTAGATGGATAAAGCCTGGAAAGCATTTGAGCGTAGGGTAGCCGAAAAGACAGGCGGTGAGCGCATCCCTGTGGCTGACAGGAGGTCCCACCTGGACGTACTTCACCCCCTATTGGGGATTGAGTGCAAGTACCGCCGTACTGTGTCCAAGTTCCTTAAAGAGGCTCTGGAGCAGGCTAAGGCAGGCTCTGAGGAAGATAGTCTCATCCCTGTGGTTGTTCTAGGCGAGAAGTACCAGAGCGACATGTACGCTTTCATGGATCTGGACCACCTTCTAAGAGTCTTGGACATAATGAAAACGCTTTTGGAAGAGCCTCCGACTATCTTAGTTGGGGAAGGAGAGACTGAGTGAGCCTATATCAAGACTACATAGCTATATCCAGGTATGCACGCTATCTACCTGAAAACAAAAGGAGAGAGACTTGGCCTGAGACTGTCAACAGGTTTATAGAGTTCTTTTCTGAATATACAGGGGAAGATTTGAGCTTCTTACAGAAGCCTATCGAGGAGAAAAAAGTTCTCCCTTCCATGAGAGCGATTATGACCAGCGGAAGAGCGTTAGAGAGGGACCACTGTGCTGGCTACAACTGTGCATACGTTGCTGTGGATCATGTGAGGGTGTTTGACGAAGCCCTGTACATCATGCTCTGTGGTACTGGGTTGGGCTTCTCTGTGGAGCGCCAGCATATAGCTAAGCTGCCAGAGATAGCTGAGTCCTTCTACCATACTGATACAACCATAGTTGTAAGTGACTCTAAGCTGGGCTGGGCAAAGGCTCTGAAAGAGTTGGTTAGTATGTTGTATTCTGGGCAGATGCCCAAGATAGACACTTCCAACGTCAGGCCAGCAGGAGCTCCTCTTAAAGTTTTCGGGGGAAGGGCATCAGGCCCTGAGCCACTGGAAAGGATGTTTAAGCACTTTATGAGAGTCTTTGAGAACGCTGCAGGCCGTAAACTCAACTCTATCGAAGTACATGACCTTATCTGTTACCAGGGAGAGGCTGTCCTGGTAGGTGGTGTTAGGAGAACCGCCCTTATCAGCTTGTCTAACCACAGTGACGAGAGGATGCGAAATGCGAAAAGTGGACAGTGGTGGGTGGAGAATCCCCAAAGAGCACTTGCGAATAATTCAATCTGCTATACCGAACAGCCCGATGTGGGCGCTTTCATGCGTGAATGGCTGGCTATATACGAAAGTAGGTCAGGAGAACGTGGGCTCTTTAACCGTGAGGCATGTAGAAGTATGCTCCCCGAAAGGAGAGAGGGCGACCACGATTTCGGTACTAACCCCTGCAGCGAAATAGTCCTTAGATCTGCCCAGTTCTGCAACCTCTCAGAGGTGGTATGCCGTCACGGCGATACCTTAGAGTCTCTGAAGAAGAAAGTAGAACACGCCACCATCTTAGGAACTGTACAGTCAAGCCTTACTGACTTCAGATACCTGCGGAGCATCTGGAGGAAAAACTGTGAAGAAGAGCGCCTGCTAGGCGTAAGCCTTACTGGGATATATGACTGTCCGTTTCTGATGGACTGTACTCCAGCAGAGCTCTCTATCCTAAGAGATCACGCGATCAAGACCAACCGCAAGTGGGCTAAGAAGCTGGGTATTAACCCATCCACTGCAGTGACCTGTGTGAAGCCGTCTGGGACGGTGAGTCAGCTCGCGTCCTGCAGTTCGGGCATCCATCCCGCCTACAGCCGTTATTATATTCGGAGGGTCCGAAACGACAAGAAGGACCCCCTGGCTCAGGTTATGATCGACGCAGGGATCCCCTGTGAGGAAGATAAGGCAAACCCAGAGGCATGGGTGTTCTCCTTCCCAATGATGTCTGAGGGGCTAACCAGGAAGTGTATAGGGCCTATTAAACAGCTCGAGGTGTGGCTCAAATTCGCTCTCCACTGGTGTGAGCACAAACCAAGTATGACCTGCTATATGGGGGAGAAGGATTGGCCTACTGTGGGGTCCTGGGTATGGAGTAACTTTGATGTGCTGAATGGTGTATCGTTCCTGCCGTCAGCTGATGATGGGCATGTATATGAGCAGGCTCCCTACGAAGATCTAGATAGTCTTTCTTATTCTACCCTAAAAGAAGCAATGCCCAAGGAAATAGACTTTTCTTTTGAAGAGGCCATGGACAATACAACCGCAAGTCAGGAATTAGCCTGTACGGCGGGGGTGTGTGAGATATGATACCCAAAGATAAGCGATGGCAAAATAAGGACTACCTCAAGTTTGTCAGCGAGATGCCGTGTTCGAACTGCAGGATTATAGATGGTACTGTGGTTCCTCATCACCTCAAGCATCGGTACTCCCCGTGGGGTGGAGGGGGCATAGGCCTTAAAGCATCTGATATACTTACGATGCCATTATGCCATGACTGCCATACTCGAGCTCACAACGGGGACGGAGAGATACTGGACTTCCAAGCGCCTTTTATCTTCAAAGCGCTTGACGCAGCTACCAAGCATGATGTAATATCCATCACATACAAGCCCTATGAGTATTACAGGTTATGATTGACGAACAAACAGTAGAGAGTGCGCTAGACTTCCTGCGGGACAACGCAGGCAAGATTGGCAAGGCTCGAGCGGAACGTGTGTACCTGGAACAGTTCAGGAAGAGCAAGAAAGCTATTCTGTTCGATCAAGCTAACGAGGACACAGTAGCAGCAAAAGAGCAATGGGCGCTCCGTCACGCAGACTACCTACAGGTACTGGATGCGTTGAGAGCAGCCGTTGAGGAAGATGAACGACTCAGATTCTTGAGTGCAGCAGCGGAGGCAAAGATAGAGGTATGGAGGACTATCCAAGCGAACGTGAGAGCGGAACAAAAGGCTTTCTAATGAACTCGAACGATTTTCTGAAAACAGAGGCAGAGTGGTTGCAGGAGTACGAGGATACAGGACAAGCAGCCAATCATGCAGAAGAGTTAAACCAACAGCGGAGGACCCCGATGGCATACTATGACCAAGAAGACAATGTACTAATCGTATACCTGCAGGACGATAGGTCAAACCCTAAAGCCCCGTCCTACACTGGGAAGGGCCTAGCATGGGGTAAGGCCACCAGAGCAGCCGTCTGGCATAACGTCAGCAAGAACGGCAAAGACTACCTCAAGATAAGACTTGAGGAGCCCAGGGACAGTGCACCGTCACCTGAATACACTAAGAAGCCAGCCAGCGACATACCATTCTAATGATTGAGACGCCTATTAATTACCCTGATGGTAGTGTGGTAATTCTAAATTTTAACCCGAAGAAACACTACTATAATGTGGAAGATAAGTACGTCCCTTCCGTCACCACAGTGCTGAATGTTATCTCTAAGCCTGCTCTCGTACCCTGGGCTGTCAAGATGGGAGCGGAGTGGTTTACAGAAAACTGCGAGGCTTTTACGCAAGCAGAGCTCTCCGTAGAGGAGATGGTGAAGGGTATCAAGGGAGCTCATCGTAAACGATCAACTGAGGCCATGGCAATAGGTACGATGGTCCATGATTGGTGCGAGGCTGCTATCAACTGGAAGCTGGGGCGCGGTGACATTCCTGACACTCCAGACAACGAGGCTGCTGAGAACTCAATCAATGCCTTTAGGGATTGGATCAAAGAGAATGATGTGGAGTTTATAACCTCTGAGGAGAAGGTCTACAGCAGGAAGTATAACTACGCAGGCACGATAGATGCTGTGGCTAAGGTGAACGGAGAGTTCTCTGTGATCGACTTCAAAACATCCAAGGCTATCTACAACAACTACCACCTGCAGTGCGCTGCCTACTCTCAGTGCGTAGAAGAGATCTATGATAAGCCAGTAGACGCATCCTATATTCTGCGGTTCGACAAGCAGACTGGAGAGTTCGAGTCAGGCAGGTCCAACGAATCAGCGGAGAACTTCAAGGCCTTCAAAGGATTCCTTGACGGTTACCTGCGTCTTACTGAGTTAGACAATAGGAGTAAGCGTAAATGAACAGAAGTTTATTCAGCGGAGAAGATGAGGACATCCTAGCGATGGTTCAGTTCCACATGGTGTCTGCGGTATCGCTAATGAGAATCATTCTCGATAACGGACTCCTTGAGAAGGACATGTTTCGTAGGGTCCTAGAAGAGATGGCTAAGAACTCAGGCTGTGTTCGGGAAGAGGCTCTGTGGGAAACCTACAAAGACTTCCTGGATGAGAAGATAGACTTCTCGTTAGCATCTGTTAGCCGTATAAGGGAAGGAGAAGAGCTCTGAATCTCTTAATCATTGGGGATCCTCATGCTCACCCTGACTATGACAACAGCAGGTTTACTGCGCTGGGGAAATTCATTGTAAAGGAAAAGCCGGACGCTATCGTATGTATAGGTGATATGGCTGACATGCCAAGCCTGTCCTCTTATGACAGAGGAACGAAAGGCTTTGAAGGAAGGCGGTACAAGAAGGATGTTGCTGCTGTTATAGATGCACAAACTAGATTGCTTACCCCGATAAGAAAGGCAAAGAACTACAATCCTAAGCTGTACATGACATTAGGTAATCATGAAGAGAGGATCATCAGGGCAGTCAACTCTACTCCAGAGCTTGAAGGAGCTATAGGGATAGAGGATCTGAAGTACAAAGAATTTGGTTGGAAGGTAACACGCTTTAAGAAGTGCGTTACTATAAAAGGCATAACATTCAGTCACTACTTTACATCTGGTATAGCTGGGAGGGCTATCAGCTCTGTCCATATAGGACACATGATGATAACCAAGCTCCACTGCTCTGCTGTGCAGGGTCATTCACACCTGTACAATCACTCAGAACAGACACGCCCAGATGGGCAGAAGATATTTGGTTTGTCCGTGGGGTGTTACTCGCATCCTAAGTACACCGAATCATGGTGTCGGGACACAGAGTACCAGTGGTGGAGAGGGGTTGTGATGTTGGAGGGATTAGACGGAGAGGGGTACTACAACAGCATCAGAGCGATCACTCAAAGAAGTATTAAATAAATATTATATCTAGAACACAGCCCTTGGGAAAAGCTGTGAGGCCATACGGCACAGGCTTCTCTTCCTCCTTGCTCTCTCCAGAGAAGTCCTCATAGTCTAGGGTGTTGGCTATCTTGAGCGTATCATCGTCTTCGTAAATATGCCACCCAACGGAGAGTATCTCAGGGCAGTCAGCATCCTTTTCCCAACCACTTGTGGCTAAAACATCACGCCACTTAACAAGGCAGAGCTTGTGTTCAGCCACCCTTATCCTTACCCTTAAACTTTATAGGGCCTGGGAGTAACCATGAGAAGAGCATGGGGACTATTACTATGAGTATTAGAGCCCAGCCACCCATCTCAATCAGGGATCCCAGCAGTGTCCAAAAATTATCAGGACTGCACATCGTTTTCCCTCCTATTTCTGTCAGGAATTGGGTGTATACCATCTCTGTCGTTACATCCCCCACAAAGGCACCCGTCATGGCACCCAGTATTGGTGCAAGAACACCCCCACTGGA